ATCGCATCGTTTGGCGCACCTTCAATCATGGTTGATCCATTTACTGGCTCCAAAGCAGGAACAGTAAGAATGGTTCTTCATGCAGAACTGGACGTTGGTGTTAGAAACGCTGTTAGTTTCGCAATCACAAACGAAATTGATCACTCTTAATAAGTTAATCGGTGGGGCAGAAATGCCCCATCATCCTTAAAAGGAAGGTAATATTATGAAAGTTAAGATTATTCAGAAATGTTTCACTGGACACGGTGGAAACATGATGGCCGGTGAAGAACATGACTTGCCAGATAGAACAGCCGAAAAACTAATCAAACGCGGTTACGCTGAAGCAGCGACAGCCGACAAGCCAAAAGCAAAAACGGCTAAGAAATCCACTAGATCAGTAGGATTAAAGAAGTCAGAAGAAAAGCTAGAAACACCAGAAAGCGGTGACTGATGGCAATAGGTTTTGCAAATGATCTGCTTTCATTGTTTGCGGTTGAAGATTTTGCTACTACAGCAACTTATCAATCGGCTGATCTCCTCGGCATATTTGACAATGAAACAGTGCCTATGGATGCCGGTGGAACTGCACAAGTCCACCAAGAGCAACCGCGTTTCACTTGCAGAACCACAGATATTTCTAGCATTGCATCAGGGCAAACATTAGTTGTGAACTCAACAACTTATAAAGTAGTCGCTTGGATCGATGACGGAACTGGCGTGACAACCATTCAGCTAGAGAAACAATAGATGGCGCACGTTAGACAACAAATAAGAGATGCAGTAGCTACAAGACTTACATCACAAGTCGGCTTAGTTAGCAGTCGCGTCTTTACGACTAGGGTGCATCCGTTGAATGAGGCATTGTTACCGGCAATCAGTGTTTATACTGGAAGCGAAAGCAGTGAACGGTATTCATCCGGAGTAACAGACATAAATCGTGAATTGTCTTTGGAGATTGATTTATACGTTCGGGAGACAAGCACTTTCGATGATGATTGCGATGCAATAGCGGTGCAAGTTGAAGAAGCAATGGCCGGTGATTTTACTATTGGTGGACTTGCCAAAAGTTCGGTGCTAACTTCAACGGAAATTCAGTTTGATGGGGAAGCCGATCAAATTTTAGGTGTAGCGAAGCTGACTTATCAGGTCAAATATGTTACAGCTCTGAATGATGTAGAAACAGCCAAGTAAGGAGTTTTTCAAATGGCTACACATTTTGGATCAGATGGCGCAGTTAAGCTAGTTACTACAACCGGCACCCCTGCACAAGTTGGTGAATTGTTAAGTTGGACAGTCACCATGACCACAGACGCGGTGGACACTACAAGTATGGGTGACACAACGCGAACATTCACAAAAGGACTTTCAGCCGGTACTGGCTCTTTGTCACTTTACTTAGACCCAGATAGCGCGGTCCAACAGGATATAGTGCAAGGCGACTCGCTTGATTGTGAGTTTTTTATGGAAGGAACAGACAGCGGTGACACGAAATATAGTGGCACTTTCATCGTTACTTCGGTTGAGCGTGGCACAACTTTGGATGGTATTGCGACACTGAATGCAGAGCTACAGCTTACCGGCGCGTTAGCGATTGGAACGGTCTAATCAAATGTCATTAGCTGAAAAAATAGCGGCAAAGAGGGCAGAAAAAGAACTCGGTTCTTTCGAAGTAGAAGAATGGGGCGAAGAAGATAAACCCTTAGTCCTGTTCTTCACTGATGTCGCTGCAAGGGATATGTCCAAGATACAAAAGAAGCATAAAGACTTCATCAATAATCCGACTATGGATGCAATGGTTGATATGATCATATTGAAAGCAATGACCAAAGAAGGTGAAAAGGCTTTCGATGTGGGTGATAAGTTTATTTTGATGGGTGAACCGTTAAATGTTATTGCAAAGGTTTTTGGTGCGATATTTGAAACCGTATCAGTCGAGGAACAGGAAAAAAACTAAGGAGCGATCCATTCCGTTATAATTTGGTGGCATTGGCTGAATTATTACACAAGACGATTGAAGAAATAGAAGATATAAGCGTTTCGGAATATTATGAATGGATCGCGTACTTTAATATAAAACAGGAGCAGGAAAAAGATGGCAGTTGAGAAGCTCACGTTTGAAATGAACGCTGTCGGCAATGCCGTTCCTGAAATGAAGAAAGTCCAAACGCAGCTTGGCAATGTTAGCAAGTCGATGCGAAATGCAACGGTTGCCATACACCAACAAAGAGCCGCAGGGAGCGTATTAGCTAGGTCAAATCGCAGCTTAGTCAATGGTCTAGGCATGGCATCACTACAGTTTCAGGATATTGCTGTTCAAGCGTCAATGGGTACAAATGCATTGCGTATTATGACAATGCAAGGTCCACAGTTGGCATCGGTATTCGGTCCAAAAGGTATGATTATCGGTGCTTTAGTTGCTGTTGGTGGTGCATTAATGATGCTCCGTAAAAACACAACTAAGCTGACGTTTGACTTCAAGGGTTTTGGTGCAGAAATGAAAACTGCATTTGCTCCGTTTATTGACTTTATCCGTCCGGCTGTTGATTTGGTCAAAAAGGGATTTGATCTATTAAAGACAGGTGCAATGGCGGCAATCAATGGGATTGTGAACGGAGTTAACTTCTTTGCAACGATCATAAGCAATGTTCCGGCGATAGTCCGTGAAGCATTTGACAATATGGGATCAAGGATTGAACACTTTAAGCTAAACTTTGAATTTATGACTTTGACGGTCAAAAAAGTATTCTTCCAAATGCTTGAAGGTGTAGTTTCTAGGTTTAGCAGATCAATGAATTTTCTAAGTACGGAACTTAATAAGTTCGGTGCAAATTTCCCTGAAGATATTGGAAAAGGAGCGTTGGAAGGATTAAGCGACAGCCTTGATGACATAAATCACAGATTAAAAGCTATCCCGATGGATATGTTCATTAATCGTTTAGACTTTGAAGAACCAAATCAAGCCATTGCAAACATGAGAAATGAATTAGAGAACATACAAAAAATAGATTTGTTCTCCTTCTTCTCAAGAGTTAGCAAAGGTGCGGAAGATGCAGCCGATAAGATGAAAAGCATCACAACGGTTGCGGATATGATCGGCAGCAAGTTTGAGACTGCATTCATGTCGGCTGTCAAAGGTACGGCATCAATTAAGGACGCATTCCGTCAAATGGCGATTGACATTATTGGTGAACTATATCGCATCTTTGTGGTGAAGCAGATAACCGGTTTTATAACTCGATCTATTACGGCAGCTTTCCCAACTTTCGGAAGCATTCCGGCCAGAGCAAACGGTGGTCCGGTAAACGCAAACAGTCCTTACATGGTTGGTGAGCGCGGTCCAGAACTATTTGTTCCGGCTCGATCAGGTTCAATTATGCCAAACAGTTCAATAAAGTCTGGTGGTGATGTTGTCGTGCAGCAAACCATCAACGTGACTACTGGCGTTCAACAGACTGTCAGGAACGAAATACAAACATTGCTTCCACAGATTGCCGAAGCTAGTAAGGCGGCTGTCTTGGATGCTCGAAGAAGGGGTGGCAGTTTTGCCAATGCGTTCTAATGGCTATTACTTATCCTTTAGCATCACCAACACACGTTAAACCATCCAACATTACGTTCAGGGCGGTCAATACGGTTGGAATGAGTATGTCACCTTTTACTTATCAACAACAATTAGTGGCTCATGCAGGACAGCGGTTTGAATGTGATGTGACGCTTCCGGCAATGTCGAGAGCCGATGCAGAAATATGGGTGGCTTTCTTGGTAAGTTTGCGCGGAAGGTTTGGCACATTTACCCTTGGCGATCCAGTTGGTGCTTCTCCAAGAGGTTCAGCCGGTGGCACACCATTGGTCAACGGAGCAAGCCAGACAGGTGGCACATTAAACATTGATGGTTGCACGGCTTCACAGACCGGATGGCTTAAGGCAGGGGATTATATCCAGTTGGGAACAGCCGGAAGTGCAACACTTCATAAAGTGCTTGCTGATGCTGATAGTAACGGATCAGGCGAAGTATCACTGGACATCTGGCCATACATAAGAACGGCTCCGGCCAATGACGCAAGTGTTGTTGTAACTAATACAGTTGGACGCTTTCGATTAGCAAGCAATGAACAGAACTGGAATATAAACGAGGCGTCAATATATGGGATTACTTTTGGCGGTGTTGAGGCAATCTGATGGCCAGGTCAAATATATCAAACATTCTTAGCAAGTTAGATGATGCTGAAGTTTCTCCATTTTATGCTGTAGAGATATTTTTTTCTACTGAAACAGTTCGTGTTTGGACAGGGTTCGGAGATATTACAGTAAATTCTACTGGTGG